TAAGGGTCTTAACCAAGGTACTCTATTCTTATAGTACTATAATATAATAGTAATTATATTCTATTCTATATATGTACTATATACTTATTTTTCTTTGTTACTTTCTTTTTAACCGCTGACGGAAAACCACCTACGGTAAAAAATATGGGGGTACTATTAAGGCACCCCCAGTTTTATTATATGTTATCAAATGATACGTTTTGTGGAGTTACTGTAAATTCAAGTTCAATGAATTCTAAAGTAGGTGTTGGTTTGATAAAGATTTTACCTTTTAAAGTATTTCTATCGTTATCTTCAATGTCCATCGCAACGCTAACTCTAAAGTCTGTTAAACCTCTTTCTTTTCTAATGTTATCCAAGATTGGGTTAACCAAAGACAAGAATTGGTTTCTAACTGTAGTATCGTTTGGATCGAATAACAATCTCTTAGACACACTCATGATCAATCTTCTTGCTTGTAACAACAATCTTCTGATGTTAAGTCTATCAAGAGCGCTTGATTTAACTTGCAAGTTTCTGTTACCCCAGATAACAACCCCAACGTCTGAATAAGTCGCTAATGGGTTAATTCTACCTGGATATAAGATGTCTCTTGCTTCTTGATCAAGAACGATACGAGCTCTATTACATTTAACTAAACCTCTATTGTAACCAGCAGTTGCAAACCAAGGGAACGCTACGTTATCAGTATAAGCCATGTTTCTTACTACCTCAGCAGTAGGTGGTATAAATAAGTTTGCGTTATTGTCTGTGTCTGTGATTTGAATCCAAGGGTAGTAAACCGCAGTGTAGTTAGAGTCAATATCAGTGTTTTCTAATTCATCAACGATATCTTCAGCAAAGTACCAATTTTCAGTATCCGAAGGGTTGTTATTGTTTAACAACTTGATATCAGGTAATGTTGGTAAGTAAATTGCATCCAATCTCTTTTCTTCAACAACCTCAATTGCATCTCTAACCAAGTCAGTGTTGTTTAACACGTCAATACCAGGTGTTGCTAAGATGTTGATAGCGGTTTCTTCTGGGTTTTGGAATGTTCTGATACCGTACATTGTAGCGTAGTAGTCAGAAGTACCAAACAACTCAGCGTACTCAACGTTTGTGAATGTATCGAATGTACCAGCTACGAAACCAGTTCTACCGATTTTGTATTCATCTGTATTTGTTCTGTTAACTCTATAAGCATCCCAACCGTCAAAACCACCAGCAAATAAAGCTGTGAATTTTCTTGTTCTCATGTTATTATAAGGGTGAGTTGTTGTACCATCAACCACAATTGGGTCAACGAATGAAGCAACACCAACCGCAAAAACTTGTTCTCCAGTCACAGAGTCAACAATGCTACTTGCATTGATGTCCATGTGGAAACCTTTTGTTTTTGTTGAATAGTCATCACCAGTGTTATAAGCATTATCACCTAAGATACTAATTTTACCTTTAAACAATAATAGGTCTTTGTCAAATCCGAATTGGCTTGAGAAACCTAAATAGTTTTTAGTTACTCTATCACCACTAGAAACTGTTGCGTTAGCAAATGGTGGGTTGTAAATTGTATCGCCAGGAGCGTAGTATTTTAATTTATAAGGTATTTCAGGAACAGCTGTTGCTGTGTAACCAGAAACACCATTTGTTCTAAATTCGTAACCCTCAAAACCAGCTGGTACACCATCAGTTGGTGCGTTTACAGCCATTTCAAGAACAACATAAGAACTCTTAAGTGGGTATTTGTTATCGATAGTACCGATTTTTCTACCAACGAAATTATCTAATGATTCATCCATTGTACAATCAACAAATCTTTCAAGTATTGATACCGCTCTATCTGTATCACTAAATGATCTAATGTAGATATCAAAAGTTTTCTTAGATAAGTCAACATTAGCGATTGAAGCTTTAATCTCAGTGTTTGCACTTGTACCGTCAGAAATTGAAATTAATCTGAACAATCTTTGTGGTAAACCACCTCTTAATTCAGATACGAAGAAAGGTGTAACTGGTGATTGGTACTGGAATCTGTAGTGATCCCAATTATTAACTGATGTTAATTCACTATATAAACCTTTAATTTTACCACTTAACCATCCTAATTTTAATGAATTATCGTAAACCTCTTCAACAAAGATTTGAGAATCTTTATCACTTGGGGTTGTACCGATTACTTTTTTAATGTAGTTAGATTTTGTGCTATCTAAAGAAACCGTGTATGTAAATGTGCTACCAGTTGGGTTAGCTGTTGTACCAGTTAAGTCAAATGCTAAATAAGGGTCGCTAACAACACCAGCTGGAGCAACCATGTCCAATGAATTAACTCTGTAACCTAATACATCTGAAGTGTAAGTACCTCTACTTCTTACAGTAGCAACGTTTTTATTGTGACCATCTTGGAAAGGATCAGCTGTTAAATTAACAGTAAATAACTCTAATTTACCATTAAGTGTATGCGCACCAGCCGATGTAAATGTGTGGCAATATAAAGCAAATGAAGGTCCATTATATGTTTCAGTTGCAGTGTTGTATATTAATTCGTTATTTAACACATAAGCATCTCTATCAGAATTTGGAACTGTGAAAGGTAATTCGTATGCGTCAAAATAGATTGGTGTTAAAGCGTTTGTAGCTGCATCAGTCACTAAATCAGTGTCCATATCGTCTGTCAAAAGACCCCAATATAAAGCGTTACCAGCGTAGAAATCAGCGTTGTTAAAACCACCAATTGTTGTAAAGAATTGATTAAATACTGTATCAAAATCAGTTGCGGCAACACCAGTTAAGTTTGCGATATAATCAATCAAATCCGTATTACCAGAACCACCAGTAACATAGAAATCATTGTTATTAGTATCAACTTTGAAATTAATTGTTGTTTGAGTAACACCAGTGTGGGATAAAGTTGACTCATCGCATGCACCCAATGTCTTAATAACCCAAGCCATACCCGCCTCATAGCCAGATAAACCTAAAAGTCTTGTAACATACAATTGGTTTGATTGCGTTAAATACTGCTTTGCTATGTACGGTAATTCGTACTTAACGATTTGTGTATTTTTAAATTTTTCTGGATTAGTACCACCAAAAGTAGTCTTAAATTCATCGAAATTTCTGATGAATATTGGTTGGAACGCTGGACCCTTTAAGGTTTCACCCACTACACCTAATGTTGTAACACCAACTGTTTCAGTTGTGAATGTTAAATCTTTTTCGGTTGTGTAGACACCTGGAGATGCATAAACTTTGTTTGCCATATTTAGTTAATTTTATTTATTTAATTTTATCTTATTCATAAATATCAGATTTTTTACCAAAAAACCATAATATCCGTTCATTTTTAAAATTCTTTCTTTATTTTTAAATATTTTCAGTTATTGTAAAAGTTCTGCTAATCGCTGGTGTCACAATATAATCTTCTGGATCCGATATAAACCCTTGCAAATTAAAATTGTACAATTGCACGTAAAACCTTTTATTATTAAGATCAGTCACTTGACTTTCATCTGAAGAATCTTCTAAAACAATTGGAATATAATGTCCATTAACCACAGTATAAGCTTGTCTGCTTTGAAAATTCTTTAAAACCGTGGCGTTAAACTTATTAAGCTCTTGTTGTCTATAAGAAAAAATTCTAACATCGTAAGTTATATCAACAGGTATTGGTTGAGGTATTTTATAAACATCAACACCCATTTTATTACCATCCCAAGTTGGGACTTCCGCATATGTGTAATGTTTACCAGTTGGTATGTTATAAATCAAAGAAGGGTTTGTACCGTATTTTGTGTCTGGATTCCTAACAATGTTTATAAAAGGTATTTTAAGATTTTTATATTCATCTGAAAATTTCCAGGTTTGAGAAAACTCGTTCCATTTTTGTATACCCATCATAAAAACAGGTACTTTTTCACCGTCAAGACTTATTGATAGGTTATTGGTTACAAAGTCTTTAAAACCCCTATCTAAGTCAATATGCATAACACCTTTAGGAAGATACGTATCATTATTAATGATCATATCTTTCATATTTTCAGCCGCACCGCTTTGCATAGAGTATGGATACTCAATGTTGGCACGTTGTTGCGTGATATTTATTTTCTTTTTAAATGAACCTGGTAAAGCCATAATTACATCCCTTTAAATACGTTAGGGTCAACATTAGTACATTTTATTCTTCTGAAATAACCAGAATAACCGAATTGGCTACTTGCATTATCTGTGTTTATGGTATCGTCATCAAAAACTGTGAAATATTTCATATTGTTTTCTCTATCTGAATAACCAACAATATCACCATAACTTATTTCAGTGTTTTTTTCATTTAGTTGTTTTTGTAAAACCGTAAACTCAAGATTACCATAATCTTGGTACCTTAAATTACCATTTGGTGAATAAGATTTGTTCTCACCGTTTTCAAGGTTAAGAATAACTTTTAACTCAACTGGTGATAAAAATCTGATATCGTTTACATTACTTTCACCGTAAACATCATCCATTTGAGTGTTAACTCTATCAACTCTAAATAAAACAACAGTAAAGTTCATATCACCCTCGATTAGCTCAGTAGCCATATCAAGTTCGAGTTGAAAATCTTCTTCGTCATAAAACCTATTCAACCTTGTGTTTGGTATTCTAGTTTTTCTTTCCATTACCGTTTATATATAAATACTTTGATTTATTAATGAATTGACTTTGTCCCAAAAATTTATTATTATTGAATAATAATAAATTAAAGGAAAAGGGATTGAATGCAGTTACCAATAGAAAAGAGAGCACTGGATATATTAAAAACATATAAGGGGTCTAACGATTACATATTAGGTATACAAAACACCTACTTCACAAGTAAAAGTTTTATACCAACAAAGAATCAAAGTGATTATATCATAAGGAATGGCGCTGTAGAACCAGTTGTTGTTAATAAATTATTTGATATTAGTAAATCTTGTAGACCTTTTATCGCTGAACAATTAAAATTAGATTTTATCCCAGATAAGATTTTTATCAATAAATTACTCAGTAGAAAAGAAAATTTTTTACACGTATTTGGCTGTTTTGAAGAGGGTTGTGACAAATATTACACTTTTTATATTTCAAAAGAGTGTGTAAAGGTTAGTCGACCAGAACCAGAAATTGACCCAACAAAATATGAAAGGGATCCAAAACCACATCAAATAACAGCGATTAAAAAATTATTGACAAACGATAAATTTATCCTGGCCGATGAGATGGGTCTTGGTAAAACAACATCCGCTATTATTGCGGCTATGGAAGGACAATTCAAAAAGATATTAGTTGTTTGCCCAGCATCTCTTAAACTTAACTGGAAGATTGAGATCTCAAATTACGACTCACCTGATAATATCAGTGTTGTTGACGGAAGCAATCTTACCGTAAAGAAATGGACTATTGTAAACTACGACATTCTTAAAAATTTTCACCATTTACCTAGACGTGGTGTCAAAACAGCGGATCTACCAGTATCACCAATCGATTACCATAAGTTTGATTTAGTTATTGCTGATGAGGCTCACTACCTTAAAAACGCTTCATCTAACAGAACAAAAATCTTTAATGATTTTGCGATGAAAATACCAGTAAGATGGTTATTAACAGGTACACCGATCACAAATAAACCAATTGATTTTTATAATCTTCTGTATTTGTGTGATTCACCTGTTGCAGCTAACTGGGTTGGTTACGTTAAAAGATATTGTGCTGGTAGACAGTTTAATCGTAAAGGTACCAAACAAAAGTATTGGGTTTGTTCTGGATCTTCAAATCTTGAAGAATTAAAAGATTTTTCATCTGATGTTATCCTTAGAAGGACTAAAAACGATTCTATTGATTTACCGCAAAAGACTATTAAACCT